CGAGCGCCTTTTTCGCATCCTCGGGCACCTGGCGCGCCAGGCGGTCGAGCCGCTCGCGCAGGTCGCGATTGCCGCGCAGATCAAAACTGGCCGTTTTCTGCGCCATCAGTCCTCCGCGACCGTGTAGAGAAAATCCGCAACGCCGTGCTTGGTCTTGACGCCGTTGATCAGCTCGTCTGGCAGCCCGGTCGACGACTCGTGCGTGACCAGCAGCGCGGTATGGTTTGACATGGACGGCGTCGTATAGCGCAGCAGGTCGACGGCCTTGTTCAGAATTTTCTGCGTTTCCTGGTTGCCTTGATACTGGGAGAACGCGTGCACGCGCACCCGGCAGCGTTTCATCGCCTGGCCGAACGTGCCGTCGACGTCATCCTCGCGCACGGTGTACCAGGCGAATGGATAGCTGACATCCTGCGGCGGGTCGTCGTACACGCCGCCCGACGCCAGCGTCGTAAACGCCGAGACGTTGAGCGCGCCATACACTGCCTCGCCGACAGGCTCCAGCGCCGATCGCGCCATCAGGTCGCCTCTCCACAATCCAGCGCCATCGTCTGCGTCGGGCGGTCGACGCGCACGCCGTGCACCTCAAGCGTCCGCGACGCGGTGCCGCTCGACCATGACGGCGTCCAGGTGATCCGCATCTTGGGCGTGACGTCTGATCGGTAGCGCGTCGTCACCTCGTAGCCGACCAGCGAGGCGGCCGACTTCGCCGCGAGCGTCTCGCGCGCCGTCAACGGGCGCACGTCGGCCCAGACGGTCGCCAGGGTCGACCAGGATGACGACCGCCCGCCCTGGTTGTCGACGCTGGTCGATAAGGTCTGGATCACGATCCGTTCGCTCAAGGTGGCCGGGTTCAACGGTCGACGGGCCGACGGCATCAGCCGATCCTCTGCCCGCCGCGATAGGGTGCCAGGTGTCCCGCATAGGCGGCGTCGACTTGCATCGCGCCCGCCAGATCGGGCTGCTCGAACCAGTGCGTCACGAGCTGGTAGACGGCGAGCCGGAGCGGCTGCGGCACGTTCGCGCCGCTTGCCCCGTAGCCCGCGACAAACCGCACGACGCCGCTGTTATGGGCGCGCAGGTCGGTCGGCCAGTCGGCGTCGTCATTCAGCGCGATCCGGCCTTGCGCCGTGTCGACCAAATAGTCGCTACTCGACAGCGTCGCCGCCGTGTCGTCGGCGTCGTAGCTGGTCACCGACGTCACTGACGCCAGCGGCAGGCGCGGCAGCACGATCGCGCGCTCGTCTGGAAACGCGTCGAAACTCAGATCCCACGTCGTCGTGATGAGGCTGCGCCCGGTATCGGCCTCGACCCGCTGCCGCGCGGCGGCGATCAGGTCGTCGATCAGATCGTCCTGCGTCGCATGATCGACCCGGAGAAACTGCTTCGCCTCGGTCGTCGTGATCGGCTCGGCGCTCGGCGCAGTGACCTCGACCACGTCCTGTAAAATATCGGCCCACTTAGCCACGCCGACCTCGTCGACGCGGGCGCGCTGGTGCCGTCGTCGCCGTCTGCGCGGCTGACGGCTTCGCGGCCGCCTCGGCTGCGCCGTCGACGCGCTCGGCCTGGTCGCTCGCAATCAAGCGCGCGGCCAGCCCGGCCTCGACGTCGACAATCTCGCCCGGCCGCGCGGCCATATCTGACCCCGCGATACTGGTCAACATTTTGATCCGCATAAACCCTCGACAACGGCGACGCAGGCGGCCGAGCCGCCCGCGCCACCCGGTGATCCACATTTACGCCATCTGCAGCACTTTGACGGCAGCGGCGAGCACGTTCGCGCCACTGGTTCGAGACGAGGCGATGTAGCCTATCTGCCCATTGGCGGCGTACAGCTCTGCTAATCGCTGCACGGCGATCCCGGCCCGGTCGGCGATCCAGTAGTAGGACAGGTCGCCAAACACGATCGCCTTCTTCGCGGTCGTCGGCGCAGGCACTCGGCTCGACGCATAGACGGGTCGACCCAGTAGCCGATCCGGTTCGCTGGCCTGCATACCGGGCTGCCAGATAAACTGACTATTCCCGTCGACCAGCTTCCGCACGAGCTGCACGGTATCGTCGTGCATGAGCCACGTTGCGTTGTCGCGATACTGGCGCGCCAGACCGTGGAAGAGACTTATGAGCTCAAGCGACGTCACCGCCGTCGCGCTGGCGGCGGTCACGGCGACGCCTGCGTCGTAGATCGTGCCTTTCGGCTTGCTCGACGCATCGCCATCGATAAACGCCGCCTCTTCCAGCGCGCCGATCCGTCGCCCAAACTCGCGCGCGAGATAGCCCTCAAGGTCGAACGCGTTGTCCTGTATCAGCTCGTCGGAGACCTTGACCAGCGTGCTCGCCTTGTACGGCGAGAACTGCACGATACCGAACGCCGGATCGCTCTCGGTGTGCGCCGCTTCCTCGGTCGTCCAGCTCGCGCTGCCTTGCGAACTGACCGTCGGCACGTTGAACGTGCCCGAGGTCGTCACGATAACCGTGGCTAGCCCACGCATCACGTTCTCTTCGTTCCGCGCGTCGACGAGCTGCGTCGCCCATTGGTCCGGCACGAGGTAGCCGCCCTCGCTGTTGGTCCCGACTTCCAGCGCCCGCGTCTCGGTCGGCGCGCCGCGCATGTAGCCGCGAAACGCGTCGCGGTATTCGGGACTCGCGGTGCCGACCCTGTTTTCGGTCGTCGTCGGCGCAATCGCCGCGATCGTCGCGGGTGCCCGCGTCTCGACCGGCGCGGCGACACTCGCCCCGCCCGCGTCGCTGATGGCGCGCACGTCAGCCTCGACCGCCTCGGCGCGATCGATCGTCGCCTTCAGGCTCACAATCTCGTCGTCGATCGCGTCGAATTTTCCCAGCTCGTCGACCGTCATCCCGCGCGATTCGCTATCGGCGGCCGTCACAATCTCCCGTTGCTGGTGTACCAGTTTGGCTCGTTGTTCTCGCAGTGACATAACAACCCCCAGAGTGAGGTCGCGTGCTTGCGAGAGGCCCAGGCATGGGCGAGGCGCGAGCGCCGACGCGATGTGAAAATACCGCCGCCTACTCGACCCGATATTGCGCGAGTCTCAGCCGACGCTGTGCGGTCGCGGCGTCGAGCTGGGCCGAATGTTTGCTCAGCTCGAACGCCTGGCCGCGCGCCTCGGCTGTGGTCTCGACGTACGCGGGCATCGTGACCGGCGACACGTCGATCAGTGTGACCCGCTCCAAGTGTCGCACCGGCAGATCGGCCGAGGTCGTGCCCTCGGTCCAGCGATCCGCGAGTACCTGAAACCCGAAACTGCTGCCCGAGACGTCGCCGCGCTGTAGCAATTCGAGCACTTCACGCCCGGTCGCGGTATCCGGCGGCGTCACGGTGTAGCGCAGGCCCGTCTCGTCGACCGCGATCGACGCGGTGCCGCTCGCCGTGCGCCCGAGCAGCCTCGACGGGTCGTGATTGAAGAGCACGCGCACGTCGTCGCCCAGCGCGTCGTCGAACGCGCCGCGATCGATCTGCTCGACCCACGCGCCGCCAATCGTCGCGGGCGTGTCGAACAGCGCCGCATAGCCGGTGATCTGCGTCGGCTGGTCGTCGGTCGCCTCGCGGCGCTCAACGGGTCGCTCGACGCTGCGGACCTCGGATCGTGGCATCGGTCTCTCGGCCATAGTCTCGCCTCTACTGTGGATCGCCCGTCGCCAGCGCGAGCAGGCGCGCGGCCTGGTCGTCGCGTAACGTCTCGACGCCCTCGGGCGGCGTCTCGCCCGCTGGTGCCATGTTCAGCGGCTGCAGGTATTCGTCGCCCGCCTCGCCGATGCTATTCAGATCTTCGAGGCGTCGACAATCGTTGATGCTGAGCCAGCCCCACTGCCGCCCGGTCGCGTAGGCTTGATACCGCGTCTGGATATCGCCGCGCAGTAACCCCTCGATGACAAATTTCGCGAAGTGTGTGCGATTGCCGCGCCCGAGCAGCGTGCGATCGATCTGCGACTCCCAGCGCCGCAACCAGCCGCTAATCTCGCGTGCAAAATCGATCGACTGTTGCTCCACGTTGCTGTAGTTCGCACTGTGCTCCATCTCGTAGAGCATCCAGGGCGGTAGTCCCATCAAGCGCGCAATGTCGACCACGCCCATCTGCCGCGCTTCGATCCACTGGCTGTCACGATTGCCGACGCTGATCGGGTTCCACGTCCAGCCATCTTCGAGCAGCGCGACACGGTGCGCGCGCGCGGCACCTTTGTGCGCGGCATCCCACGACGAGCGCAGGCGTTGGTGGGCCTGCTCGGTCAGGCGACCGCCGCGCGGGCCTTGCAAGACGCCGCCCGGTGCCGCGCCATTGCCAAAAAAAGTGTGTCCATAGATATCTGCGCTGATGGCCCCAGCTATCGCTTCTCGCGCGACTTGCACGGGCGAGCGCCCGACGACGCCGTCGGCGCTGAACGCCCGCAGATGCAAGATCGGCGGGCGCACCGGCTCGGCGACAAACTCGTACCGCGTCGCGTCGGTCTGGTAGGTGTAGACCAGCAGCCGGTCGGCGTTGCGCGTGATCTGCATCCGGCTCGCTTGCATCGGCCAGAGCGCGACGACGCGCCCCTGGTTGTCGCGCTGGACATGCGCGAACGCGTTACCGTAGAGGCAGAGATCGCCCTGCAGCGCCTCGCGAAATTCGAGCGAGGTCATCTCCGCATTGGGCGAATCGTGCAGCAGGGTATAGAGCCGGTGGGCCTGCTCGGGAATCTTGCCGCCGTCGGGCAGCCGTCTATAGATTTTGAGCGGTAACGATCCGACCGTCGAGCTGATCAGACTGACCGCGCGATACATCGCCGGGTGCCGCAGCGCCGTCTCGTGCGTGACACTCGTGCCGCTGGCCGTCGCCTGGCCGCCCCACGCATCGAGCAGCCAGCGCGTCGGCGACGCAAGACTGGCGCGCGCTTCGTCGGCGGCGAACAATTTGTCGAGAATCATCTACCGGCCCGCTTTTACGCTATGGACGATCAACGCCGCCGCCATTAACTCGGCCCCGCCGACGACCCAGGCGAGCCAGGGCGCGACGAGCCAGCAGCCGTAGACGACCGCACCCGCGCCGCTGAAGAACAGCACGTCGGCAACCACGCGCCAGCGTCCCATACTTGCCACCGCGCGCGCAGCACAAAAACGCCCTACACGGTCAGCACGCCGCGATCTTCGTACACGCTGCCGACGTCAGCCTGCGCGATCGCCCGCTGCAGCGCCATGACGGCGGCGACGACCGGGTCGATCTTGTCGGGCGCGGCATCCTTGTCGGGCCGCACCTCGCCATAGCGGCCGGTCCTGAGCACCAGATTGGACGCGCACCAGGTCAGCAGCGGGTCGTGGTCGTGATGCAGCTTGCCCTCGGCGACCAGCTCGCCCAGGCGCACGCACGCCTCATTGAGCTGGAACCCTTGCGGCTGGTCGACGACGGCGATCCCGTCGGCGTCGAGATGGTGCGCGAGCTGCTGGGCGAATCGGCGATCGTAGGCCAGCTCGCGCACGCTGTACTCGTGGCACCCCTCGCGCACCGCATCCTCGACGACGTCGTAGTCGGTGACGGTGCCGGGCGTCAATTCGAGCAGCCCAGACGCCAACCAGGCGTCGTAGGGTCGCGACGATTCGGCCTCGACGGTCGCCTCGGGCAGCCAGATCCGACAGCGCAGCGCGTAATGGCCGCCGGGCAGCTCCCAGAGGATCGCCAGCGCCGACAGGTCGCTCGATTGCCCGAGGTCGAGGCCCGCATACACCGGCACGCCGACCAGCGCCGCGTCGTCGATGGCCGGGCACGCATCCCACGCCGCCAGGTCGAGTGCGCGCGTGATCGTCTTCGTCCAGATGCAGAAATTGAGCCGCCGCACGATCGACTCTTTCGGCGGCATCCCGAGCGCCTCGCGCACCTGGTCGCGCAGGTACACCGGCTGAATCGAGACGCCGAGATTCGGATTCGCCTTGACCCAGCACGCCTCGTCGACCAGCGGGTCGTCATCGTCGTCGATCGCGCAGACGTAACAAAACCAGGTATCGTTGTCGACCGTTTGCTCGAGCAGCCGCGTCGAGTAGTCGTGATGCTGCCAGCAGATCGTCGCCCGGTCGTGCCCCGCGTTGGTGATCTCGAACTGCAGCGGCTGCGATCGCGCCTTCATCCCGGCGCGCATCTTTTCCACGACCAGATCGGTCGGGTGCTCGTGCAATTCGTCGATCAGCGAAAAGTGGACGCGCTTGCCGTCCAGGCCGCGATGTTCCGAGCTGACCGGCCGGAAGAATGACGCGCCGCCGATCTGCGCGAGATTGTGCGCCGAGACGCGGATCGCGTCGCTCAGGTCGGGCGACGCGCCGACCATGCGGGTCGCGTCGAGAAACGCCAGCCGGGCCTGCTCGCGGGTCGTCGCCGCGCTGTATATCTCGGCCGCCGCTTCGCCGTCAGCCGCGAGGCCGTAGAGGCCGATCCCGGCAGCCATCGGCGTCTTGCCGTTCCCCTTGCCGACCTCGATGTAGGCGGTGCGAAACCGTCGCAGCCCGTCGGCGCTTTTCCAGCCGAACAGGCTCTGCAAGATGAACGCTTGCCAGGGCTGCACGCGAAACGGCTGCCCGGCAAACTGCCCCTCGGCCAGTCGCAGGTAGCCGAAAAAGTCGAGGATGTGCCGGGCGTCGTCGGGGTCGTACCGCAGGCCGCGCTTGTGCGCGCTGACCAGGTCGCGCAGATGGCGCTCGCACGCCAGCCGCACCCACGGGCCAGCCAGCGTCGCCCCGGTGCAGACGTCGACGGCGTAACGGGTCGCCGCCGTGTCGTCGCGTGTCGCGGCTCGCGTCAGCCACGCCGGTCGGCGGGCGCGCGTCGCCATTAGCCGGTGCGCCGACGCTTCGCGGCAAACTGCGCGAACGCGCTCACCGTCGGTGCGGGTGCGCTCGACACTTTCGCGCGGCTGGCGGGCGTCAGGCCGAGCTGGGTCGCCCATTGCCGCAACTCCGACGCGCTATGAATGGACGCAACGATCGCCGGGTGCGCCCGCTCGCGGCGATGTTCGACGCCCTTGCGATCGACCGAGATATCGTGCACGAGCGGCGTATAGCCGGGTGCCGCCTTGATCGCTTCCATCTCGACCAGATCGGAGAACGCGCTGCAGTACCCGACCAGCCCCGACAGGTCGGCGACCGTCAGGACACGCTGCGCGACCAGAATCGGCACGATCCGATCCCACTCGGCACTGGCGGCGACACGCCCCGACACGACGGTCGGCTTGTCTGGCGCGGTCACCTGATACACCGGCTCGTCGACGTTCTCCCGATCGGGTCGCAGCGTATTGTCGATCGCGTGCTGCGCCGTTGGTTTGCGTGGTCGGCCCATGATTGACCCCCTTTTGACCCTTTTTGGCGGTGCCTGCGTTGTGC